CGCACCAAATATGAAAATGCCCTGAAGACGTTGGGCGAGCGTCCCATTGTTCGAGGAGACGCAGTGGTCAGTGGGTTCGTGAAACCAGAGAAGACCAATCCGTTGAAGGAAAATCCAGACCCCCGTCTGATTCAGTGTAGGAGTCCTAGGTACAATATTGGACTCGGTCGATTCCTTCGTCCCATAGAACATCAGATCTATAGATTGAAGAGGAATGGCAGATTTGTGATGGGAAAGTGCCTCACAAATGTCGAGCGTGGAAGAATGATACAGGACAAGTGGGCCTCATTTCGTCGTCCCATCTGTATTGCGATAGATGCCAGTCGATTTGATCAGCATGTTGACATTGAAATGTTGAAGTTGGAACACAGGTTCTACTTGTCTGTCAATCATGATGAAGAGTTCAAACGACTATTGAAGATGCAGGAGAGGAATCTTGGATTCACTCAACAGGGTATTGCCTATAAGACAACGGGCAAGAGAATGAGTGGAGACATGAACACCGCTAGTGGCAATTGTCTTTTGATGTTTGCCATGTTGAATGCTTGCATGCGTCGTTTGGGGATGAATCGATGGGACTGTGCTGTTGATGGAGATGACACACTCATCTTCTTTGAAGCGGAGGACACTGATAGGATGGAGGGGTTGGTCGCGGAGTTTCTTGATCTGGGACACGAAATCAAGTTGGAAGGAAGACACACTGAACTGGATGGAATAACTTGGTGTCAGGGAAAGCTCACATGGATTGGTGGAGAATATCGCATGATCAAATCATGGGAGAAACTGTTGAGCACGATCTGTGGTGGAGTGCGACACTGGGCTGATGAACACATTCGGGGAGACCTTGCTTTCACAATAGGTCAGTGTCTTTTGTATGACTACGCAGGGGTGCCAATAGTTGAAAAGTTTTGCACCAGGTTGCTGGCAGCTGGCAAGAAGATGATCGCAGACAAGGAAGCACTTGAAATCTACAACAAAGTGCGAGCACTAGGACTGTTAGGCAGTGGAGTCGAGCTTGGAGTCGAACACTCAAGTAGGATCGGATTTGAGAAGGTCTGGGGAGTGACTATTGACGAACAATTGTTGATAGAGCAAGCCCTAGATAG